AGAAGAAACTGAAGCAGTAGAAGAAACTGAAGAAGAAGAAACTGAAGCAGTAGAAGAAACTGAAACAGTAGATACATTAGATGCTTACAAATCTGAAATTAGTTCTAAATTATCTGCTTTAATCGAAAAAGCAACTGTTAAAGAAAATACTAACCCTCATTTCTTTAGATTTATTTCTGAAGCTAAGAAAGCAGAATATAACGAATTAAATACTGAAGATCAATCTAAAGTATTAAAATCAATCGAAGGAAAAGGATTCTTAACTGAAGGACAAATTCTTACATTATGGAACTCTTCATTAATAAATAGCGTTAAAACTAACGAACCTAATGTTATTGAAATGATGCCAGAAGAATATAAAGAAGCATGGTCTAACATGTCAGATAACAAGAAAACAGCTCTTATAGCTCAATCTAAATACCATAAACTAGAAACTGCTTACCAAGTAAGAAACTTCTGGCAAACTAGAGATCTTAGAGATGTCAAAGTTGTTATGGAAAAAGTAGAATCAGTAAATGAAGCTGCTCCTGTTATTGAAGACAAAAAACCTTTATATGATTTAACTAATGTTAAGAAGTCTATTAACAAGAGATTCAACAAGTAATATCTTAATATTTTAGGAAAAACGTAAAAAACGTAAATATAATAACAATATATAGTATATCGATAATCAGATAAGAAGAAAAAATCTGACAAACATCGAGAAGATCGTTCAATCGATCAAATTTAAACAACCATTAAAAAAAAACAAATAATAAAATGGCAAATTTAATTAACTCTGCAGAAGTTAGAGAAACTTGGGCTCCGATCATCGAATCAGCTACAGGTATCAACGAAGCAGAAAAACTAGCGTGGATGTCAGAATACTGTCATAACCACAAACTTTACGAAGATGCACACATCATGTCTTTAGGGACTGCTGGTAACATCTACGGTATGGGTAATGTATCTTTACCTTCTGCAACTGCAGACGGTTCAGGTGATAAAGCTCCTACATTATTACCATTAGCAATGCAAGTTGCTGCACAAACTATAGGTTTAGACTTAGTACCAGTTGTACCAATGGCTGGACCAATGGGTCTTTTATCTTACTTAGACTTCGTTTACGAAGGTGGTAAATTAGCTGGAGATGTTGCTCCAACTTACATCAAAACTGACGCTGCTAAAGCTGAGGTAGATGGTAACGAATCAGGTGGATTTACTTTCACTTGGATCGGTTCTTCTAGAATTGACAACATGGATATCTATAAAGTTGCTGAAGCAGCTTCTACTTCAGGTTCTGTTGCTGATGCAATCAACGCATTAGATACTGAAGTTGATGCAGATGATGCTACTATCGCTATTGTTAAATCAGTAGAATTAGTAAAAGGTTTAGAAGATCATATTAAAGGATTCGCTGCTGCTGACGAAGATGGTAACCCATTCTCAAGAGGTGCAGGTGAACAAACTCCTGACAAAGTTATGGGTCTTTCTTTATTCTCAAAAAGTGTTGCTGCTGAAACTTTCCAAGTTGCTGCTGCAGTTACTAGAGAACAAGTACAAGATCTTAAACAATTCGGTGTAGATGCTGTTGCTCAAGTTGAGTCAGTATTAACTAACGAATTAACTCAGTCAATCAACAACTTAATCTTAGCTAAACTTAATTCTTTAGGTAAAGATAACGTTACAGCTGCTGGTGTAAATTTAGACTGTAATTTAGCATTAAATGCTGATTTCGGTGGTGAGACTATCGCTTCTAACCATAGAAGAATCTTAACTTCAATCCTTGCTGCTGCGAACTTTATCGCAAACAGAGGTAGAAGAGGTGCTGGTAACTTTTGTGTTGTAGGTCCTAAAGTGGCTACAGCTTTACAATCAGTTGCTGGTTTCGTTGCTAACCCAATGGCTAACACATTATCACAAGCAGCAGGTGCAATCTACCCAGTAGGTTCTGTAGCTGGTGTAAATGTATACACTGACCCAAGACAAGCATGGGGAGCTAATGATTCTAATTACGAAGTAGTAGTTGGTAGAAAAGGTGACGGTAATGGTCCTGGATTAGTATTCATGCCTTACTTAATGGCTGAATCAGTACAAACAATCGCTGAAGGAACTATGGCTCCTAAAGTAGCTGTTAAATCTAGATTCGCATTAGTTGAAGCAGGTTTCCACCCAGAAACTCAATATGTTACATACGAAGTTAAAGGATTAGCTCTTTAATTAGAACTAACTTTTAGATTTTAATATTAAAGGTCCTCTATTTTAGAGGACCTTTTTTTGTTTCGTTGAAACTTAAACAGATATATAGACTATAAGTTTATAAATAAATCAATATAAAAGATGAAAACATTCGAACAATGGTATAATTCTACAAAAAAGGCTGATTCAATAGATGAAGCTTCTGAAGATAATATACCTGTAGCTAAATCATCAACTTCAATAGAATCAGACACAACTACTGCCATAGCCTCTCCGGAAGCAACGGGAGAAGAGGGTTATTCTAAAATGATGCAAGATTGTGATGATATTATCAATTCTCTAAAAACACTTTCTGATCAACTTACGGAATCAGAAGATCAACCATTAAATGAAGCAAATCCTATGGGACAGGTGCTTATGGAAGATCCTATTATTATGGGAGCAGTTCTAGGATTAACGGCAGTTATTGGTGCAGTTGGTTTAGGTGCAAAGGCTATAAAAGATGGTGCTAAAAATAAAAAGACCATTAAAGAAGCAGAAAAAGATTATTCTAAATTAAAGAAATTAAAAATGCAAACCGTTAAAATGGAAGTTGCAGTATTATCTTTAGAGGATAAAAGAAGAGAACTTTCAACTACTGAATCAATCGAAGAAGCTGGAGATGATGTAAAGGCGAAGGCAAGCGCAGCAAATAAGAAAAAAGCACTTCAAAAAATGAAAGCCAAGTTAGATAATCAAATAGAATCTATGAGGCAGAAAAAAGATGGAATTAATTCAGCTGCTACAGAATATGGATCTTCATTAGAAGTTAAATACTCAAAGGTAAGTGGATTTGGATCTGGAAAAGTTAAAACGTTAATCGCTGATATGAGAGATCAAATCACGACAGAAGTTTCAGAATATAAGCTAGATGCATGGGGAGATAAGATGAGTGCCGAGACTAAGAAAGATTTAAAAGAAAGAATTACAAAATCTAAACAGGCTCAAAAGGAGAGAATGGATAAAATAACAGCTGAGCAAGAGAAAAATGCTAAGAAGTTAGATGATGCAGCTAAAAATGACGAAAAGGTTAAAGCTGAGCTAGAGCAAATAAAGGCTGAAAAAGAAAAAGGAAAAGAAAAAGAAGAAGCTCCAGAGGAAACTCCAGAAGAAACTCCAGAAGAAACTCCAACGGAGACTCCGGAAGAAACTCCAGAAAAAGAAGATGATTTCGATGCATTTGGAACGGATGGAGACGATGAAGAATCTCCTGAAGAAGAAACGGAAGAAGTCGATAAGACAGATAACTCAAAGGAAGGAATGACCAAAAGAGTTGATGCTGTTATTGCAAAGGCAGAAGAGAGTGGAGATGAAGCAAAGCTTAAAAAAGCAAAAGAACTTAAAGCTAAAATTCTTGCAAAAGAATCTTGGCAATTAAATAATACTAAATTAGGGTTAATATTTGAATCCGATCTTAGAAAAATGGAAATGGAATCTTTAATACAAGAGTCTATTTCAGTTAAAGATCGTTTCTCTAAACTAATCTAAATTCTTTTTAGAATTTTTACGAGCTAAATTTAGAAACTCCTGTTGTTGATTCAATAGGAGTTTTTTTATGTGCTTACGGAACTCTATCGATGACTTAAGTATTCTAGCATCTACCATAGGAGCCAGTAATGCATCATGATACTCTGGATGAACAAAGTTTTCCAAGCTAAAGTTATCAGTCTTAGATCTGATAGGTTTACCAGATAGTGCACAGACCCAATCTATTGTGTTATAGTTTTCTTTAAGATCTTCCATCTTCACAAACGAATCAGTAGACCAATCATAATAATACTTATTTTTAGAGGAAGTATATCTATGTTGACATATATTGAATATGATATGAACGAACTGATCGCTTTCACACCTTTCACCTAAAATAGGATTTTCTATTAATAGTCTCTTCTGCTGTCTTGCAAGATTTGATAACTTAATTCCAAATCTATTAGAATAAGGAGAATGAGGGGAAACCCTTTCCAATTTGGGATATTTTTTATTATATGCCATATAGTATTTATTCGTGAAACAAAACAGCTATATTATGTATAATTATTAAACAAATTTACATGGTTCACACACTGTTCACAGAAAAATATCGTCCAAATAACTTAGACGAGTTGATTTTACCAGAAAGAGTAATGTCAAAATTTAAAGATGGTCTAACTCAAAATGTACTTTTGGCTGGAAGCCCTGGTACTGGTAAGACATCTACTGCGAAGGCGATTGTTAAGCAATTCGAACTTCCTTATATTTACATCAATGCATCAACTGATACTTCAGTAGATGTTATTAGAACCAGGATTATGGATTTCTGTTCTACTATGTCTATCTTAGATGATCAAGGTAAGATGAAAATAGTTATCCTCGATGAGGTAGATGGTGTATCTGATCAATTCTTTAAAGCTCTTCGTGCTACTATGGAACAATTTGCATCTAATTCAAGGTTTATTGCAACCTGTAATTATGTAAATAAAATTCCAGATCCAATTCTTTCAAGGTTCGAAGTAATTAATTTCGACTTTGATAAAGAAGAAGAGAGCGAATTGACAAAGAAATATATTAGACGAGTATATGATATATGTGGAAAAGAAGAAATGACAATAGAAAAACCAGCATTGGTTGAATTTGTCCGTAGAAACTTCCCAGATCTTCGCTCGACACTTAATAAATTACAAGGATATAAGTCAGAAGGAACGAGTAAGATTACATTAAATGATGTTAAAAAGTTTAACTCAGTCTATAAAGATGTTTTTGAATTAATCTTTAATGAAACAGACCCTGTTAAAAACTATAAGTATTTAGTAGGTGAATATTCAAATAGAACAGATGAAATACTTCAAACATTAGGAGAAGAGTTCATAGACTATATTCAATCAGAGAAAGGAAATAGCGCAAAGCATATTCCTCAAATTGCAGTAACTGTAGCAGAACATCAGGCACAAAGGGTTCACGTAATTGACCCAGCGATAACCATGCTAAGTTGTATATATAAGCTACAAGAAATAATTAGAAATTAATTGCTGAAATATTTTTTTATCTCAGAAATTTTGCTTATATTAGTAATATAAAACAAAACACATGAAACTAGGAAAACATACATTGTTAATTGACGGTAACTATTTTTTACACAGTAGACTATTCGTTCTACCTAGGCCTAAAGGTAAACAATTATTAGGCGATAAAGAATCACAATCTCAACTTATGAGAAAGCTATGTATTGACTTCGCCTCAGAAGTTCGTAAAATGGCTCCTTTTGTAGACCAGATTGTTGTTGCAGTTGATGCTAAATCATGGCGTAAAGATCTTTTTCCTGATGCACAATATAAAGGAACTAGAACACATGACGATTCTATTAATTGGAAAGCAGTCTTCGGTGTTTATGCTGAATGGCAAAAAATACTAGAACAAAAGGGTATTATTATCCACCAGGTTCAAGGTGCAGAAGCAGATGATGTAATGTACGGCTGGTCTACTCAATTAAATAGCGAAGGTAAAAATTGCATTGCATGGACAGGTGATAGAGATTTAATTCAACTCGTAAACTACAATCAAGCGACAGATGCATATACACTATGGTATTATAATTCTAAGAAAAAGCTTATTGCCTTTGAAGGTTTCGAAGATGTAATGGCATCTAGAAAAACATCTACAATGACCAATGACGAATTGTTATTCAACATTGCCTCAGAAGAAGCAACGTACGACAAGCTAAAGGAAGACTTCCAGGCATGGATGGATAAGAACAGAGTAGAAGTTCAAGAAATTAACTGTGACGACTTTGTATTCGGTAAAATCCTACAAGGTGACAAATCAGATAATATTCCTTCAGTTATTACATGGACTAAAGCTGCATCTAATGGCAAGATCAGAAACTATTCACTTACAGAAAAACATTGTGTAAAGATCTTAGAACAATATAAGAAAGAAGAAAGCGAATTTACAATAGAACACTTTTTCAATAGAGGTCAAGTAAATAAGCTAGTAGATATTATTTATAGAGTTGTTGGTAAATCTGATCCTAAGGAAATCAGAATTAGATTTAATCAAAACTTAGATCTAGTTCTTCTTCACTATAATACTATTCCCCTTGCAATTCAAAAAGGTATTTATAATAATATTGAAGCAGATAGAAATGTTTTACCAGAGTTCTCTAATATCACTCAGATGGAAAAGATCTTAGAAGGAACAGATTGGATGGCAAAGAAATCACAGGGTGCTCCTAAAAAGTATGATGCCTTCGCAGGATTAAAAGAAGATAGTAGCAAGGAAAGACCTTCTACTAAGAAATTGAACGAACTTTTTTAATAAACTTATAGCAAGTTTACAGTATAATTTATATGCTAGACGAAACAAAATTATTTGATTTTGTAAAGATCATGTTTACAAAACCTAATCAATACAAGAACGTAAAGAACTTTAATAAGAAGAGACACCACTTCATGATTAACAGATTTTTTGCTATTAAATATCCATCAAATGCACAGTTATTTAATGTGAATGGAATTAATGGCAATGCAGTTATAGATAGTTGGCACATGGTATCTTCAAGATTTCGTTCAGTTCCAGGGTGGATCTATACTAAAACTAAGAAGGCAGCTCCAAAACCTAAAAAATCAAAAAAAGAATATATACCTAAAGAAGAAACAATTAAATTCTTTTTACAAAGAAATGAAATTGGAATGAGAGAGTTCAATGATCTTAAGAAATTCAACCCGGTTGAATTAAATAATAATCTATTGGAATTAGAAAACACAATGCAGGTATATTAAATGATTAGTTACTACGACTTTAATGATGTGGCTACGGTTGTTGACGCCACCCTATTCAAATATAATTACATCGACAATAAGATTCTTACACTAGTAAAGAATCAATTAGACTATAGGGTCGTTAATGATGGATCTCTTCTAGTAAGTAAAGAGCAATTATCTTTGTTTTTAAAAGAAAACTTTCAATCCGATATTAATAGAATTAATGCAACTGGTTTTGAACAATTTCATAAAGAAGCAACTACTATCTATTTTCTACATAAGATTTTAAATGATTTTACAAATCTAGAATATGTTAAACTGACTATCAATAAGAATAAATCTTATAGTAGATTATCTGACATAGATGGAATTAAGACTCTTAGATTTAATTTTAAAGTATTGGCAGGAACATTAAGGCTATATGATATATTTCAACAAGAAAAAGATTTACAAGAAATAAACTCTATTTTAATTTCACTAGGTCTTATGAAAAAGAATGTTCCTTACGCAAGGCACAATGCTTCTCATATATTTAATGCCTTAGATTCTTTTGTAAGATCGAGAGAAGGTTCAGATGGAAAAGAATTTGATACTGCATTAGATCTAATGGACTGCATAGAAGCTAAGATCCAAGATGATAATCCCAAAATAATGTTAATCACTGATTACTAGCTTTCTTTAACGAATATATAGACAAAAGAACTAGATATTAAATGGTAACAGGATATACTGCAAACGCAAACGGAGATCAACTCATAGCATCCCTACAAGATCCTTTTCAGAACGTAATAAAGATTACGGATTGGGAAATTATAGCAGGTTTAACAACACCACAGACAAAGGGTGTAGTTATATTGAATGCAGGATCTCCAACAGTAATAGGAATGGGAACAGATTTTACATTTCTAGCCAATGGTGATGAAATTGTATTAGGAAATAAGATATTTCAAATTAGTTCCGTACCAGACGCATACACCCTGGAATTAACAACGTCACCCCAGTTTTCAACACAACCATCTGGAATAGAATTTTTCTTAGTTCCTAATGAATTAAATAAATTTGATTATGAATTTAGATGGTCACAGACTGGTGGATCTTTTTCAGAATTTTCAGAATTAAATAAAACTTCAAACATCGGAGATTTATTCAGTTTAGATTTTAATAATACACTTCCACTTTACATTGACCTAAAAGCAGAAGTATCTTCATTATCCGGAGGTAACTCTTTATCTCTTATTTCAATCACATATACTACACAGACTGAAGACGGTATTGTTGAAGCATGTCCTAACTTTTGTGTTGAGTGTTTAGATCCCTTTTCAATGGACGGATGTGCAAACATTATCGTAGAAGAATGTAATGATAATTTATTTAATCCATATAATTTAAGTAAATCTACTAAATTTGTAAAACAAATCACAGGATTAGTAAGCAATATATTTGGCCATGAAGTAAACTATTTTAGAACTGAACCAGATATGAGAACAGAAGATGTTACTCTTATGGAATATAGTTTACATGATGTAGTAGATAATAAAAACATAAAGATATTAGTCCCGGGAAATGAATTTCCTGAAGAAAGTATAACTTTCGATATATTCGGAATGGATTTTGCAGACTTTGAAATTCACATTACTCAAGAAGAATTTGATAGAGCGTTTGGTGAAAGAGATTCTCAAGGAAATTTAATAAAAAGCAGATATCCTAGATCTAAGGATTACATGTATATTCCTATTATTAATAGAATGTATGAAGTTCATACCATAGCTTTAGCTGACGAGTTTAATAAGACCAATTCATACTGGAGAGTAATGCTGAAGAAATATCAAGAAAGAACTTCAGTTAATAAAAATACATTCAACGCCGCAACTGACACGTTAACCACTGGAATCGAAGAAGTTTTTGGAGAAAGACAAAGGGAAGAGCAGGAAAAGGTTTCGAATCCGCAGCAATTTCAAACAGTTATTTCTACACACAAGGATGGTATTAGAAATTTCTATAATAAAGATTTACAAATAATAGATTTTGAATTAAAAAACAGATGGACAATTGTTAGTAAAAATTATTATGACTTATCTGGAGTAGCGGAAGGAGATTTATGTATCGAATATGATGCACCATCTAGTCTAGAAACAGGCAAAAACATGGCAATTTCCGGATGGTTTAATCCACAGTTTGAAATTGGAAGTGGAGATCATTTCATAATAGGAGATCCAACCGCGCTTACAGGATTTAAAACTTATTTAAACGATTCAGAATTTAAAATAATGGTTAATGGAAATACAGTTACATTTAACCACGGCCTTTCTTTAGAAAAAAGATGGTATGGATTTACTTTAAATATAAGTAATGAATTTTCCACAACTAGTTTAAGTATTTATAACTTAAATGAATCTGGATTACCTCAAAGCGCAACCTCTCAATTAACTGAAGTGTTTAATGAAGTTAAACCTTCGGGCTTAGTTTGGAACTCTAATTCTAATTTCCAAATAAGAGGAAATAGTATGTATATGACCAACATTAGAGTATTCGATCAAATGATAGAAGAAGAACAAAGATCTAATATATTAAATCAATATATAGTTAGAGATAATCAACTTGCTAAATTAATAGACAATGCAATACCTAGTATTGGGTTTCAGAAATTTAGACACACTAGGTAATTAGGATATATAATCCTATAAAACAATAACTTATGTCAGAAGAAAAGAAGTCAATAAAAGACCAAGCAGAAGATATTAGAAAAGAGCTTGATGAACTTATTGGTGAAAGTGTAGATATAACAGAGGCTACGGATACTGATCCAGCGTTTCTTCCACTTCAACCAAAGGAAGTTCTTCCATCATTTGGAGAACTTAAAACAAGATCTACTAAAACAGCTAAGAAAACTATAACAGCCCTTATGAAATTTTATCTTGCAGAAGATATAATTGAAAAGGATGAATATATCGCTGCTAAGAAAAAGATGGATGAGATGACAATGTCTTCTTTAGTTTATCAATTACAAGCAGGTGAAAGAGCTCTTACAACACTATTAGAAACTATCGAAGATGGCGAATTAGCTCCAAGAATGTTTGAAGTTCTTGCAACTTTACAGAAATCAATGCTAGATATTATTAAATCCCAAACAATGTATTTAATGGCAACTGAAGAAAGTGCTAAACGAATTTCTAGAGATATAGAAATTTACAAGAAAAGAGATGATGTTAGGGAAATAGAAGAATCAGGAGGTTCCACTGGTGATTCTGCGGTTCAAAGAGGAACTAAAGATCTTATGAGAATGATTCGTTCTGGAATCGATTCAGAAACTCAAGATATCGAAGATGTAGAACCTAACGAAGAATAACAATGAGCGATTACGTAGGAGATAATATGTGGATTCCGAAAGGAGACAAAAGCGATCCTGGTCAAAAGCTGGTATGGTCGACTAAGAATGTTGATGATCTTTTAGTAGCACTAGATAAAGGATATCGCCCACAAGTTTCTATGCCCTTTTATGAGGGTAAGCAGTTTTTACGTAAGGGTAATATTGTATTTGAATATACTGAAGAGGAAATTGCAGAGCTGGCTAAATGCGCAAATGATATTGTTTATTTTGCAGAAAAGTATGCAGTAGTAATGACAGATGAAGGTATTCAACAGGTGAAACTTAGAGAATATCAAAAAGAATTATTACATAACTTTCAAAACGAAAGATTTAATATTGTATTAGCGGCCAGACAAATGGGTAAAACTGTAACGGCTTCTATTTTTAATGCATGGTATGTTACATTTAACTATGATAAAACTACTCTTCTTTTAGCTAATAAATCAGATTCAACAAAAGAAATTATAGATAAAGCAAAGGTAGTTATTGAAAACCTTCCTTTCTTTATGAAACCAGGTATTATTAAGTATGACGTTATGAATGTACGTTCAGATAATGGATGTAGATTAGTAGGTCAATCAACTACCGCAAAATCAGGTATTGGTTTTACTATTCATAACTTATATCTTGATGAGTTCGCACACATTCATCCAACTATAGTTGATTCATTCTATGAAAATGTATATCCTACATTATCAGCTTCTAAGGTATCTAGAATTAATATTACTTCAACACCGAATGGATTTAATAAATTCTATGAAATTTATGCAGGTGCTGAAAAAGGAGAAAATGAATATACACCAACGAGAGTTGATTGGTGGCAGCATCCGGATAGAGATGATGCATGGTATGAAAGAGAACTTGGAAACTTAGGTTCTGAAGAAGCCTTTAATAGACAATATGGAAATGAATTCGTAAGTTCTTCTAATCTATTATTAAGCCCAATGGTTATGAAAACCATGAGAAAGAATTCACATGAATTTATATGGCATGATTTAGAAGATTTCGAAAATATACAAATAGATACAAAGGGAGTTTTAGGATTTCATAAAGACTTCGATCCTGAAGGAGCAAAAGAATCTAATAGATTTTATTTGTTTTCAGTAGACATCGCAGAAGGCAACGGAGGTGATTACTCTGTAATTAATGTTTTCGAAGTAGAACCAATGGAAGATAAGGACATTATTGATGCAGTGACACCCGGTGCAATGTATGACTTTTTTAGATTGAATCAAGTGGCAGTCTTTAGATCTAATGAACATGTTATTGAAGATTTTGCAAAGGTTCTATATACATTAGCTGTTGAGATATTTAATCCTGAAAATGTTAAGATGATTATAGAATTCAATACATACGGTTCTATCTTATTGAAATATTTACAAACAGTTTATCCTTCAAGAAATGAATTTGAAGACGAGATGGTATTAAGGTTTAAACATAGACATGATTCAAGAGCCTTAAAACCAGGTATAAAATTAAAAGCAGATAACAAATCAGTGTTTTGCCAAAATTTTAAAAAATTAATTGAAAATAATAGAATAAAAATAAATGACACAGAAACTGTAAATGAAGCAAGTCTTTTCGGTAGTCTTAAAAATGGAAGCTATGGTGCTCAAATGGGTAATGATGATATCATTATGACAGGAATCACTGCCACTGAATTTTTTAACACTACAGATTATGCAGATTACATCGAAGAATTGCTAGATTTTATAGATCCTGAAAAGTATAAATTAATGGAAACTACTCTATATCAACAAAACGATTCAGCCGGAGATATGCAGTATGATATTTATGATCTTATATAGACTAAACTCCAGATTTACACGGATATATAGATTAACAAATAAAAAAATAAAATTAAATAACTATGGCACTAAGTCCTCAATTATTACAATTCAAGAGTTCAGGCGTTTACAGATTGGAATTTGATAAATCTCAAACTGCTAATATTGACGTTTCTACTCTTAGGCTGGTTGTTGGTCACTCAAGAAAGGGACCTTATAATACACCAGTATTAATCGAAAACGTTGAAGCATTCATTCAAGTATATGGAAACATTGACAAATCGTTAGAGAAAAAAGGAATGTTCTTCCACAGATCAGCTAAAGCTGCTCTTTCAAGAGGACCTATCCTAGCTCTTAACCTTGCTCAATTTGGAGTAAATGATTTAGCTTCAGCTGCACAAATTTCAACAAACGGATCATATGAATCTGATCCAGTATCGAATAGATATTCAGCGCCGCTTCCAACGGATGTAGCATTTGAAGTAGGTGATCCTATTCCAGATACAGGATCTGTTCCAGTTGCAACTGCTATTACAGACGCTGCAGCAGCTACACTTTCAGTAGACGGTTTAACTTTAACACTAGCAGGTGTAGATTTAACATCTAGCCTAGCAGGTACTTTCTATTTACTTTCAGATGCAGGTAATGAACCTCATATTGCAGCAACAGCTGCGTTTGATGGTACAGATACTGTAATTACAGCTTTAGCTGCTATCAATACAGCTCACGGTGGTGGTTCAACAAGTTTTGATATTTATGACAGTGCAGCGACTATTGCTCCCGATCAGTATACTCTAGCACAAGTTGAAGCTGATACGTTTTATACTTATCCTTCACTAGGTCATCAGACTGGAGACTATACTTATTCAAGTTTCTTTGACACTGATAAATTTATGATTCCTTCTGATGAGAAATTATTACAAACATTAGGTGAAGATGCTAACCAAGTTTTAAACTTTGTTAATATTAAACAAACACCAATCACAGTTTTCACAAGAAAAGCGCAAGATACGGCTGGATTTGATGTTACTGCAAGAGAATGGTATGGAGAAGGAAATGTTCCAGCATATTTAAATGACAAAGATTTAATGTCAGATTATATGATTGATGTATTTGTATTCAAAGGTCAATTTGATGCTGCAGCAATGGACACCGATCCAGTTTATGGATTTTACTTCGACAGTAAAGGTTTAAGAAAAGAGCTAATAGAACAATTTGCAAATTTAAGACAAGTTGAAATGATAGGTTCTTATTCTGGTTCAATGCTTCCAGGTTTTAAAGACTTAGAAGGAAGAAACGTATATATCGAAACAATGATTAACGCTGAAGCAAGAAGAACAGGTTTATTCTGTGCAATTGCTGAAGATTTAGTAACTGATGAATCTGGAGATACTCCAATTGATTTAGTTGGTCACACATTTGACGAAGACGGATCAGATCAAGTAGTATTATCTTACGATGTTGAAATGAGATCAATAGCATTACCTAACGCTGATGTATATGCCGCGGAAGGAGAAGATGCAAAATTTACTTTTAACGATCCTAATCATCCAAAGCCAGAAATTACAAAAGGAAACTATATTAGAGTAGGTGAAAGATTAGCTTTAGTTAAACAAGTATCAGTTGAAAAAACAGATTTAGTAACTATATGGACTGTTAAATTATCAGAAGCAGCTCCTTTAGTAGCTCCTTCAGTTTATGTTGAATCTTTAGAAGATGCAGCTGAGTCATATACTCCATTTGTATTAAATGGTGCTCAAATTGAAGCAGAAACTATTTTCTCATGTTTAGAAGCTATTAAAGTAGGAACAGGATTAGCAACTGGTTTAGTAGATAAAGATGCAATCGAATTTAGATATATTGTTGATACATTTGGTTCTTTTGATAATCAATTAAGAGATAAAATCCAATTATCTCAATTAGCAAAAGAAAGACAAAATGCATCAGCTATATTAAATGCACCAATGGTAAAAGATTTTAAAGCATCTACGGATCCTTCATTTATCAATGCATTTAGCCAGTCATTCCAAACTTCATACATTCCAGAAGGAGGTAACTTAGATTTAAATCCAACATCCTTATACACATTACCAAGTATCGCAGATGGTGCAAATTACGCATTCTACTACGGTCCTGGTCTTATTGTAAGAGAAAATGGAAAAGACATCATGGTTCCACCAGCTGCGTATGTATCTAATAACTATATTGATAAATACACAGATGCTTTACCATGGTCAATTGTTGCTGGTCCTAGAAGAGGAGTTGTTGCTGGCCCTAATGTTGTAGGTGCTGAATACTCTTTTGACAAAGCAGACAGAGACATTTTAGAGCCATTTGGTTATAATCCAATTGTATTCCAAAGAGGAGTTGGTTTAACTATCTTAGGAAATAAAACTGCACAGCAGTCTATTAAATCATCACTATCTTCAGCTCACGTTAGAGAAGTGTTAATTTACATTCAAGATGCAATGGCAGATATCCTTAAAGATTACGTATTCGAATTTAACAATGCACAAACTAGATTAGAAATCAAAACTCTAGCAGATTCATTAATGGAATCAGTTAGACAAGATGGTGGTGTATACGATTTCAAAAACGTAATGGATCAATCAAATAACACAGGTGAGGTAATTGACAACAACATAGGTATCATAGATACATTTGTTGAGCCAGTTAAAGGTTTAGAAATAGTTGTGCATAGAACAACAATTTTAAATACTGGTGAAATTTCAACCGGAAACTTTAGTTAAGAAGATATATAATAAAAAATAAAACAATAAAGACTTATGGCTTTACCACACTATTCACAAGATCAAACTAGTAAGGCGGGTAGACAATTCGAACCAGTACAAGGAAACTTATTTGAGGTAACTATTTTACCTCCAGCTGGCGTTTCTGATGCTCCACTATTACTACAACACGTTAACACTATTGGCGGGTTGGAATTATACAAAGATGCAGGTACCGTCGAACAGAAATACAAGTTCTCAAAAAGATCTTATGCTGGTATGCCAGATGATACTTCACTTACAGTGGCTATCAATTTCTCTTTGAACTTAAACGACGCTAACCAAGCTTATTTATATAAAACAATGAGACAATGGTATAACTTAGCTTACAATCCACAAACTGGAGAAATGGGCTTAAAGAAAGACTATACTGGAACAATAGTAATCGTTCAATTTAACAGAGCTGGAGATATTTTCAGAACTGTAACATTAGAAGATTGCTGGATTTCTTCTGGACTTCCATTCACTAACGACTTAAGTTATGAATCTCCAGAAGCTGCTGCTTTAGACGTATCATGGAGATGTGATACCTTTAAAGAAGTATTAGCTTAATTTATTAAAAGTAGGACGGCTTTAATTAGTTCGTCCTATTTTTATGAAACTAAAATATAATATAATGATATAATAATATGTCCAGTAAACTAACGAAGAAATTACAGGTATTACTCTCTGAAGAAGAAGTGTTTATCATAAACAGGATTATACTAAACGAGGCGATTGAAAATGGAGAGAGACCGGTTTCAGTTTCGGCGTTTATCAGAGACTTAATAAGACAAGAAATAGATAAAAAAAGCGATCTTCAAAAGAGTTGGGATCGAAATAGAATTAAACAACTCAAATCTAAATAATAAAACATGAGCAAAGACAAAAACAAAAAAGAAGAAGAAATCAATTTAGACGATCAATACAAAGCTATTGTTGAAGCTAATGAGAACGAATCTTCAGTAGAATCAGAAGAGCCTAAGAATTTAGGTAAAGTTGATATGTCTAGATTTCAACCAGCTGAAGCAAAGGAAGCTGATTTTCATTTAGGATATCATTCAGTTAAAATAGATTCACTACCGTCAGGTGGAATGTTCTATACTCCAGATACTGAAATTTCTATTAGATCTGCAAAGGTTGCAGAGATTAGACATTTCTCTACCATGGACGAAACCAACATTCTAGATGTAGATGAAAAATTAAATGCTATAGTAGAGTCATGTCTTAGAATAACTTCTAAGAAAAAAAGACTTTCATATAAGGATATTTTAGAAGAAGATAGATTTTGGTTAATTTTAGCAATCAGAGATTTAACTTTCCCTGAGCCTGAAAATGCATTAACTGTTAAGTATCAAGATAAGAGAGGTGTTTCTCACGATGCATCAATTGATAAGAAATATTTTCAATACTTTTCTATTCCAGAAGAATTAGATAAATATTACGATCAAGATAAAAGAACCTTTATTATTGAGACAAAATCATTTGGTAACATTGAAATGAGACCTCCTACAATTGGTCTAATGCAAAAGGTTACTAAGTATATTAAAGAAAAGCAAGAAAAGGGATTACAGGCTGATCAGTCTTTAATTCAATTAATTCCATATCTATATACAGATTGGAGAGGCTTTGATGATAAATCAATCTTTAATTTTGAAGTAGAATTAAACGGATGGAACAATAGAAAATATGCTTTAGTATATAAACTCGCTGAAAAAATGAAAGTCGGAATTCAACCTGAGATGTTGGTAACGCATGAGGATGACGAGGTCCTCGTTCCGATTGGGTTTCGTGACGGAATCAAATCTATTTTCCTTGTTCAGGATATCGCTGGAGAACTTCTTTAAAACTAAGTTCTACCTTTATAAGCATCTTTCAATACAACCCTCTGAACTTGAAAACATGGAATATTATGAATTCCATTATATTGTCAAGGAGTTAATTGAAATGATTAAAGCTGAAAACGAAGCGAACAAAGGGCAAAATGATCAAACTAACGAGATGATGGGAAGTATGAAAATGCCTTCTTTCAAAATGCCAAGTTTCAACATGCCTAAAATGTAATAGAAAAAGGAGGTCCTAGATTGGACCTCCTTTTATTTAGATATATACTAAAAGAAAATAACATATATTGCGATGAAAAAAGTAAAATCATATAATAATTTCGTAAACGAATCTTTAATTACTGAAATTATAGATCCTATCACCTTAACATTTGCTATAGCAGGAATAGGTATAGCGTTTGGACCTGAAATCATGAAAGCATATAGATCGAGAAAAATATCTAATGCAGATCTTAAAGATCTTACGAAGATGTTATCTAAGGCTAAAGCTAAGGCAAAGAAATATGAAAGACAAGGTCTAGATCATGATTCTGCAGAAGCACAGTCTGAAGTAGATCATATTGAAGCAAGAATAGATGATCTTCGAGGTGAAATGAGTAACCATGATGAAATTATTAAAGATTTTGAAAAGGATAAAAAGACACATAAGGAACTAGAACAGGAACTTAAAGATGTTGATCCTGAAGTTTTAAGAAAGGCATTAAGAGATGCAAAGAAAGAAGCTTCTAAATTAAAATAAAAGCCCGCAATACCTAAATGGCAAACACCAACTCCGAAAAGGCGTTAATGGGATTCGCAATGAGTTCCAACTCGCTTCTGCAGAAAATAGAGGCTATAGAGAATCAAACCAGAGATACTTTATTTAGAATAGAGAGTATCATGGTTACGAGTTTCTCTGTTACACAGGGTATTGCCGCAAGTCTTACTGAAAACAACAAAATACTTAAAGAAATAAAGGAAATCATTTCCAGAAAAAGCGAGGCTGAAAAGGCTCAATTTGGAGGTGGTGGAGGAATAAGTAAACTTCTAGGACTAGGAGGGTTTATCGCACTTACAGGAATAGGAATGTTCGGTCTAGCGATGGCATTTCAAGAAGCAGGTAAGGTAAGTCCTACGGCTATAGTTTCGGGTGTTGCTTTATTCGCAGCAATGTTCCCTATTGCAAAAATCCTAGGAGCTATAATGGCAGATCCTAGTAGTGGTGGAGTTTTTGGTCAAATCAAGGTAATGAAAAAACTAGTTTTAACAATGGGTATGTCTATGTTAATGTTAGTTGCTATGTCATTGGCATTAAACTCAATGGCACCTGTAAGTGGTGATAAATTAGTGGCCGCTCTGGCAATCGGTGCAGTTATCTATATAATGGGTCAAACTTTCGTTCAATTAATTAAGGCATGGGAATTTTCAGGTATTATGAATTTTATGCTTAATAAGAATAACACCGATGATATTATGAGGGCCATGTTCCTTATGACTATTCAAATGGTTGTTTTAGCAGCTGCAATGAATTTAATGCCATCTGTTAAAATGGATGATGCATTTAATTTTGTAATAATATCAGCAGCAATGATACCTCTTGCAGTTGCCCTAGTTGCAATGAGATTTGCACTTCCAGCTATTGAAAAGATAAAGGTAGGCACTATTGCTAAAGCAGGTTTAGCGGTTGCAATGCTAGGATTAGCTCTAGTTCCTGTTGCGATGGCAGCGAGGCTAGTTGGTAAGGTAGGAATATCGGAACAGGAAATTTCTAGATTAGTAAGTATTACAATGGCACTTGCACCTTTAATAGCTGTAATAGGAGTTATCACTGCAATTATTAATTTTGCAAAAGAAGGTAGAGTTAATAAATCTGCAAGTGGAGGTAATTCTCTACTTAAACAAGATAATTCTAGAAAGAGAAATCAGAAAATGAATTTAAAAGGAATTGCAATATTTGGTCTACAAGCCGTTGTTATTCTCGGAGTATTAGCCCTTACTGCAGTTGCCTTCAAATTTGGAGCGCCAATGATAGCAGCGGGTGCACAAGCCGCTAGGCAAATTGACATGATAGGTGTAATGAAATTAATGTTTACATTAGGAGGATTATTATTAATAGGAGGTCTTGTAATAGGGATGACAATTAAAATGATGAAGGGTAAGCAAAAATCACAAAAAACTGGACTTATACCAGGAATGGGATCTAGTTCAGAAAAACCAGGAGCATTATCAAAGCAAGATTTAATAGCATCCATGGTAATATTACCAATTATAGTATTATCAATGGCAGCAGCAGTTATGGCATTTAAATTAATGCCATCTATTCCTAAAATAGAAGATGGATTCTTATCGTTTGTATTTATTACAGGTATTGCAATATTTATATACGGATTTGCAATGGCAAAGGTGTTTAGCGCATTAGCAGGTAAGTCTAAAGGTCCAGGTGCAGGAATGTTTGGTTTTGGAGGTTCATCTAAAAGAGGAAAATTAGGTATTAAAGATATATTACTAGCGGCACTTATGGTTCCTATAGTAGCATTAGCTATTGTCGGAGCAGCTTATGTATTTCAAATGATGCCAGCTACTTCTGCGGAGATGGCACCTGATTTGATGTGGGCTTTAAAATCATCAATCGCATTAATGATATTTGGTGGAGCGATGATAATAATTGGAAAGCTTGCTAAGAATATGGATTTTAAAGCAGCAGCTAAAGCAATGTTAGTAGTTGCTCTTGCAGCACTAACTATATTATTGGTTGCATTTGCATTTAGTCTCGCTGGAGACATATCTTACGGAGAAGCGCCACCACTTCCATGGTCAGTTGGTGTAGGAATAGCTCTATTTATATTAGGTGGTGTAATTTTAGCCCTTGGTGCAATTGCGACAGTAGTAACTCCTGTAGGGATATTATTAGGTGCTCTTACCGTATTAGTAGGTGCAGCTGTATTGTATGCTGTTGCATGGATATTTACACAAATTGGTAAAATTGACGGTCTTAAAGAAGCTGCTCAAACAATAACCGATGTTTTATTTATGCCATTTAATGCAATGGTAGATTTATTTAAAAGATTTAAAGATGAGATAGGAATAGAAAACATGGGAGGACTTGCAGCTGGTATAGGCCAAATAGCACTTGCATGGATAGGTCTTTCTATGGCACTTGCTGGTTCTGCAGCATCTGGATTATTTTCTAAGCTAGCAGGAGTTGGAGGAGCAATATTAGATGGTATAACATCCTTTCTAGGAGGAGATGTAGAAATGACACCATCTCAATTATTAAAATATTTAGTTAGAAATGCTGAAAAATTAGTAGTTACTGGAAATGCAATACAAATGGTATCAAAGGCATACACTAATGTAGCGGGTATGAGTGAGGCATTTATTGCTGGAATAGCTCCATTTGGAGAATTCGTAAACAGGTTGGGAAGTTATACCGGTACTCTTGCTAGCGAAAATATGAAAGGTCTTTCTAAAGCTTATGGACAATATGCTAAAGCTAACAATTCCTTAGACGTAACTAAAGTTGAAGCAACTACAAAGATGTTTAACGCACTTGCAGATCTTGCTAAAAATAATGGTGAAAATGCAATGAAAGTTCTTGCTGATCAATTATTAAACGCAGTAGCACAATTATCGGATGCTGTTGCAGATCTAGATAGAGCAGTTGCTAAGCAAGGTAAATCTACTGGCGGATTTGGAGATGCAGTTTCTGGAGCTATTGATAAATTTAAAGAAGTAGTTACTGGAAATACCAAAAAGGTAGAAGCAATGACTCCAAAGGCCGGAAGCAATGCAGATATCATAGAAGCGATTCAAGATTTAGAAGATACATTAGTGGCTTCAGGAATCAAGATCAAGCAATCTGCATATTAACTGAAACAACCCCCTCTTATTTAGTATAATTAATAGTTCTTTGACAGCTATACTTAAAAATAAACACAAGTATATGGAAACAACTATTATTACATTCGGTCTGGGTGTGGTGCTAACTCTAATTATTTTAGGCGCAGTGTCATTGTTCAGGTCAACTAAAAAAATCAGTGAATTAGATTCGTTGATTAATCACATCGAAAGCGATATTCAAAGTAGAATAGATTCAGTCGAAAACTATTTAGATAATTGCATAGATGATCTAGATAGAAGATTAGATTCTAGAGTAGATAGAGCAATTTCTCAATTTGAGAAAGAAATAGAAGTAATGGATTTAAGATTAGATAAAATTATTGATAGTTTTAATCTTCAAAAATCCAAAGAAAAGGAAAACATTCCTAATTAATTTAAATAAATAAACATTAACCCATAGTTGTTGAAGAATAGGAGAAGTGGCAGAGTGGTCGAATGCACTGGTCTTGAAAACCAGCGAACTTCACGGTTCCAGGGGTTCGAATCCCTTCTTCTCCGCAATTGGTCTGGTAGTTCAGTTGGTTAGAATACATGCCTGTCACGCATGGGGTCGCGAGTTCGAGTCTCGTCCAGACCGCCACTTAGAGAAGCACATGAAACATTGTGCTTTTTGGGGGTATAACTAATATAGAAAACAATTTAAAATGAGAAAAGTACACAGAGGTAGTCGAGGAATGGTTGCTGGAGTATGTGATGGTTTAGGATATTATTTTGGAATTGATCCATTAATATTTAGACTTTTATTCACATTAGCATTCTTTACACCTACAATTCCAGCAATATTAATATACATTATATTTTGGATAGTAATACCAGCAAATAAAAAAACAAAAACAAATGACAAGAGCGCAAATAGTTCAAAAGCTACTAGACGAAAATAAGATAACAACAGCAGAAGCTGTAGTTCTTCTTACACCAGAGGATTCATACACTCGTCCTACAACTTATTTACCTTACCAACCACAACGAGGAACAGATCCTTATTGGTTTACAACATCGACACATGATAACGCCTAACTACACCTTTAACGCAAAATTAATTAGAGTAGTAGACGGAGATACTGTATGGGCACATGTAGATTTAGGATTTGATATTTGGAAAAAGGTAAACGTTAGACTACATGGAATCGATACTCCTGAAACTAGGACTAGAGATCTAGTAGAAAAAAGAGCAGGTCTTAAATCTAAAGAAAGACTAGTGCAATTACTAGAACAAGGAAACAATGAATTCGTATTGGTTTCTAAAGAAGTGGATAAATATGGAAGAGCGCTAGGAGAACTATATAATGGTTATCATGAAGTTCATGTCCATGAAGGTGAAACTAGACCTATATCAATTAGTATAAATCAAGTATTATTAAACGAAGGTTTAGCAAAACCTTATAATGGAGGAAAAAGATAAAATATGAAATCAAGAAAATTTAGCATTTCAGGATTATTAGAATTAAGACCTGGAAAATTTGAAGATGAAAGAGGAGAGTTTATAGAAACATTCAAATCTTCAAAACTTAAAGAACTTGGAATTACAGAAGAATTTCTACAAGATAATCAATCTGTTTCTAAGAAAGGAGTATTTAGAGGAATACATTTACAAACCGGAGATAGTGCTCAAGGAAAATTAGTAAGAGTTTCTAAAGGAGCTGTTGTAGATTTCGCAGTAGATCTTAGACCTGGTTCCCCATCCTATGGAGAATGGACTTATGTATTATTAAGTGCGCACGTAGGAAATCAATTTTGGATTCCGGCCGGATTTGGCCATGCGTTTCTTGCCCTTGAGGATGATACAATCTTTTCATATAAATGTACTAAAGAATATGATAAGAGTGCAGAGGAGTGTCTCCTATGGACCGACAAGGATATAGATCTGACTATAGATAAGAGTATACTTACACAATTCAATATATCAGACATCTTAGTCTCCGAAAAGGATAAAGAAGGTATTACGCTAAAGGAATATACTAAAAAATATGGCGTACTGGTTTAAAAGAAAATACAGACAAATTAAAAGAGTCTTAGATTACTTGCCAATTATTTGGAAAGGTTATGATTTTGATTATAGATACGCAATTGATTTATTTAAACATCAATTAATACGTACTTCTAATTTTATGGAATCAGATAGAGCGTATGCCATCGATTCCGATATGAGAGCTAAGAGAATTAAAACCGCTATCGAACTTCTTGATAAAGTTTACGATGAAGAATATGGAATGGAATACCAAGATCAGATGAAAAAGATTTATGGCGATAACGTATTAGATTGGAACTTTGAAGATACTGGAAGGGGAGATGGAACTTCATATATTAATTATGAATACGAGAAGTGGGAAAACAAAGATAAAGTTAAAGAAACCTTTGATAAACTATTTAAACAGTCTAAAGAAAAGCAAATTAAAGCAGAGAAATTAGTATGGAAATTTATATCCCATAACATCCGAGGATGGTGGGATTAAAATAATTTGAAAATAATTGCCTAAATATTTTTTTATCTCAGATATTTTGCTTATATTAGTATAGTAATAATCAATAAAGCAAAAGATATGTCACTTAATTTAAACTTAGAAAAAGCTTGGGTAACCTTCTTAAATGATGGTTGGGAAAGCGTTTGGCATCCAGTAACAGACGTTCTTGGAAACCATTTAGACTGGTCAGACGAAATCATGGACCATTGTAGAAAACAATTTAATGACTCTGACAATTGGGTTAGTTTTGGAATCGCTCCTACTTCTCAAATGTTAATTAAAAACTCAGTAAGAGATAACCTTTAAAAATATAAAAATGAAAACAGTAATTTTCGATTTAGATGGAACTCTCGCTCTTATCGACGATAGGAGAGCTATTTCCACAAAAGATAATGGTAAAATGGATTGGGACACTTTCTTCGATCCAGCAAACATTCAATTAGATAAACCGAATTGGCCAGTTATTCACATGGCACGACTTCTTAAAAAAGATGGACATCGTGTTGTAATTTTCAGTGGAAGATCTAAAGCTACTAAAGACGCAACGAAAGATTGGTTAAACGATCTTGATATTCCATTTGATGTTTTAAAGATGCGACCAACTGCTGGAGGTTTTAAGTTTATGAAAGATGATGTATTAAAGAAAAAGTGGCTTGATGATTTATTTCCAAACACTGACGATATTACATGTGTCTTTGACGATAGAGATAAAGTAGTTCAAATGTGGAGAGATAATGGTATCACTTGCTTTCAAGTAGCTGACGGTAATTTTTAAAATAAAAGATATGAAATTCAAAGATTTAACATTTAACAAACAAACACACGGTGGTGTAGGAGCTACTGCAAAATTCAAAGAAGTTACAGTGAGTATTCAGGCTGGTAAGTTTGTTTACAGTAATCCTCGAGAGGATGGCTTAGACTCTACACAATACTCTTCATTCGAAGTTGCTATATGGGAGAACTCCAAAGACGGAAGTTTTGTCACTTCTAAATTTATAGATACTGAAGACGAAGTTGCAGGATGGACTTCTAAAAAAGATATTGATAATCTTTTACAAAAATTGAAATAATGGGAATAGAAGGATTATTTTTAACAATTTTTTTAGGAGCATTTGCATTCGTAATGGGATGGATGAAAGGATGTGAAGACGAGCAATCGAGAATTAGAGAAGCTTTCAGGTCAGAAGAATATGACTATGAAGGCTTCTTTAACGTTCTTGAAAAATACGAAGAGGAGAAGGAAGCGGCTAAGCAATGGGCTAAGTTTAATAAAAAAAGAAAAAAAAATCAAAAATAAACAGCCTAGAATTTTTTTATCTCAGATTTTTTGCTTATATTAGTAGAGTAATAATTAATAAAAGAAACCATTATGGCAGAATTAAAAAACAAACAATATATGTTCACCTTTGAAGGTGGCGGTTGGAACACAGTGTGGGCCAAAACTAAACGCGGTGCAATTAAAGCCGCTCTTAAAGAATACTCAGATTCAAATACTTTGAATCCACGTATTGATTCTTTTCATAAAGCTACCGAAGAAGGTCTTCGAAATGCAATGTCTCTTTTCTACTAAAAAAATAAAAATGAATAAACTACAATCACTTAAATGCGTTGAAGTAACTTCACAGACGCAAGCCGACAATGGAACTATTTGTTACCATGACCCTATCACGAATACTGACTATCTTTCTTATGAAAGTGGATATATTCGTAGAGCATATACCCGTAATTACGAAAATTACAAAGGATATGAATGGTCTCATCGAACGATCTATCAATTAAATCCTACTAAGAAATCAATGCATGAATGGAATGGAACCACATGGCCTTCAACTGAAAGGATTATGATCGAAGATCCAAGCGAGCGTTTAGACAGACTTGCAAAGGCTGTAGTTAATTATAGAAAAACTCTTAGTAAGAATGCGTAAACTAAAACATACACTTAAGCAGATTGATAGCGTAGACATCGTCCTAATTACTGCATTTGGACTTTATATGATTCTACTTGTTTCTAACCTTTTAAAAATGGTAAACTAATGAGATATACAGTAACATTTGAAGTATACATTGATGCAGATAACGATAAACATGCTCTTTCAAAGGGTGAACTTATCGCTGACAATCAAGAAAATAAGTACGGCCAATCATGGGATGTAACTGAATTACACCAAACTCCTTTCGCTTCTTTTAATACAAAAAAAGTAGATATTCAAAAACTTAGAACGGAGCAAATGATTAAATCAATAGAAGAAGATCCATTACCGTTTTAATATGATAACTTATCTATTTATTGGGGTAATTTATTCTTTTATTATGCACCTTTCATGGGATCATCATAGAAGAAATGATAAAAACTTTGGATTAGAAAAGTGGACACTTAAAGAATCTTTGGTATTAACGGTAATTTGGCCACTATACCTTCTATATTTCATTTATTCTTTTTTTAAAGGATTAGGAGATTAAACTTTTTATAAAACTCATATATAATCAATATGCCAGAATTAGCAGAATTAAAATTTACAGCAGATTACGTTAACCAAATGTCGGAAGGCATGAAATATGTTAACGTAGTAAAAAACCCAGAACATAAGTGTGAAGATCTAAATATACCCTTTAAGTTTTTTAAAATTAAAGCAGAATCTAGGGGTAAGGAAATGGTTCTTCTTATTTTAGATAATGATTCTGATAAAATTATTCCAATTCGAATGACAATGGGAATGAGCGGGTATTTTAAATTGACTAATACTGGCGACGAAGCAAAACATTCACACCTTAAATTTCATCGCAAAGACGGAACAACCCTTTCATTTGTAGATATGCGTAGATTTGGCAAGTGGAAGCAGGGTTTATGGTGGAATGATACACGAGGGGAGGATCCAACGACCTCCTTTGATTCTTTTTGGAAAGATATAATGACTAATCTAACGTCACGCGCTTTCAGGAAACCACTCTATGAAGTCCTGATGAACCAAAAATATTTTAATGGAATAGGAAATTACCTAAGAGCGGAGATTATTTATAGAGCCAAAGATGTAGATCCGTTTCTTCCAGCTGGAATGCAACTAGCAAAATACCCTAAAATACTAGAACTATGTAAAGATATTCCAATGCTAGCATACGCAAAAGGAGGAGGAAGCATTAAAGATTGGGATAATCCATTCGGAACAGATGCTATTCAAGAAAAATTCATGCTATGTTATGGAAATCCTGTTATGTCGAAAAGAAAAGATTCGAATGGAAGAACATTTTGGTATGATTCTAAATGGGACAATGTTCCTACAAGTAGAGACGATTTAAAAGAATATTTCCATGGCGATAGAAGCTAAGAAGTGGCTTAACGAAAACGAATGGCCAGATAATAATATAGACAGTGATGCATTTTCTCATTACACTAAAATGAGCAGTATCATGGAACAATATGCCAGAGAATATCATGCTAAGAAATTAGAAGAAGCTCGAAAAAAAGAAGTAACACAATTTAAAAAGTTCTTATGAAGAAACTAGAACGCATGCAAAACTTAATCGTAGTTGGACATCCTGATAAAAAATCATTTTGTTATAACGGAATTTTTAAAACAATCCAAGAATCTCTATTAGATAGTGATTACCTAAATGAAATACAGGTAATAGATTTATATAGAGATGATTTTTCTCAACCAAGAAAAGATCTTATTAAGGAATATCAAGATGCTGTAACATGGGCGGATAGAATTTACTTCGTATCTCCTGTTTGGTGGTTTAGATTAACACCTAGAATGGAAATATTCTTTGACGAAGTATTTACCCCAGGTTTTGCGTATAAGTTTGTTCCCCTTTTCGGAGCATACGCGTATCCAAAGCCATTCTTAAGTGATAAAAAGGTAAGGACATATATAACCCATGGAGCTCCTTCATTACCCGTAAGAACTCTATATTTAAACTCAGTTAAATTACGTTTAGTGATGGGAGTATTTACATTTGTATTTGGATGGAATATTTCAAGATGGTTAAAGACAAAACAATTTTGGTCAGTTCCCTTCGTGAGCGATGCAAAAAGAAAGAAATATTTAGACAGAGTTAAAAAAGATATTAAGAGAGATCTTAAAAAACATCAAACATTACCTATGCAACATGAAAGTATATAGACCCACAAAAGAAATGAGAATTAATCCACTTTCCTTACAGGAGGGAGGATCTACAGTAACGGTGATTTACGATAATTACGCCGTTGAATTTACAAACATTAAATCTCCTTATTCGTATATTTCTTCTATTCGCTTTGCTAAACGCAATGATATTTCTCTTAGAGGTTTTTTAATAAACGGTGAAGTATATGACATGTGTAGTGGTAATAAAGAAACAAAAATAAATAAATCAGTATAATATTATATGAAAAACGTATTAGTCACAGGTGGTGCAGGATTTGTCGGAAGCAACCTCATTAAACACCTACAGGAAACCTACCCAAAAATTAAAATAACTTCATTAGATAATTACTTCACGGGAAAAGAAGAAAATCATGTTCCTGGCGTAACCTATTATAGAGGACATACTTGGGAAGCAGATACTATTTTTGAAAAATTAACAGAAGAAAATTACTTTGACACTGTATTTCACTTTGGAGAATATAGTAGAATTGTTCAATCGTTTGAAGATATTGATTTTGTTCATAGGTCTATTCTATCTGGAACACCTGTTATATTAGAACTATGTAGAAAATGGAATTCAAAGTTAATTTATTCTGCATCTAGTTCTAAATTCGGTAACAACGGTGAAGATGAGAATCTTTCTCCTTATGCTTGGATGAAATCTAAGATGGTAGAATTAATCAAAAACTATAATACATGGTATGATCTTCAATATGAGATCTGTTATTTCTTTAATGTATATGGACCTGGCCAAATTACATCAGGTGATTATGCAACAGTTGTCGGTATTTTTGAAAGACAATTTAAAGCAGGTGAAAAGTGTTCAGTAGTTTCTCCTGGAAATCAAAGCAGAGACTTCACACACGTTGAAGACGTAGTTACAGCTCTTGGATTAGCAGCACAGAGAAAAGACAATCACGAATGGCACCTGAGAAGCGGAGTTAATACTACAATGATAGAATTAGCAGAAATGTATGGTGATTGGGTAATGATTCCTGAAAGAAGAGGCGAAAGGTTTACAAGCGAAGACTTCCCATCAGACACTGAAGAAAAATTAGGCTGGAAACCAACTTGGAAATTACAAGATTGGGTAAATTTAGTAACATCATCAAAACAAGAAAAAATTAATGCATAAAAAAGGTAAAATAGTATTAGTAGGAAAGGCAGCCGCTGGAAAAGATTATTTAAGAACTAGATATGAAAATAGAGGTTTCGTTTTTGGAGTCTCTTATACTACTCGTCCTCCTCGTAAGAAGGCAAACGAACAAGAAGGAGTAGACTACTATTTTGTAAACGAAGATAGCTTTAAAAACATGATCGATAATGATGAATTCGTTGAGTATCAAAAATTTAACGGATGGTATTACGGAATCACAAAGGAAGAATTTGAAAGATGTGACGTAATGATTTTAAATGCGGAAGCAGTCGATTTATTAAATGAAGAATATCGAAGCAGATGCTTTGTAACTTATATAGATATACCAATTGACGTAAGAAGATCAAGGATCATAGAAAGAAACGACCCAGATGACAATTTTGAAAGAAGAATTCAGGCTGATGAAGATCAATTTAGAAACTTTTTCAATTATGATTGTAGAATAACTAACCACAACTTTTAAAACAACAATAAATAATAATAAGATGGCAGATTTAAAGATGAACTTATCACAACTAGAAACAAAGAGAGACGAACTTATCAAAGAAATTGATGCGACTTCAAAGGATATGACTAATAAAACCTATGATGTTGATTTCGTAAGTAACGCTAATATTAACAAAACATTATCTCATCTAGATAAAAATTACAAATGGACAGTTAAGAATGCTGCTCTTTTAATTAATCTTCACGAAGCTCTAAAGGCTGAAAAAACTAGAATTTCAAAAGAAGGTGGCGATGCAATAGTAGCCCTAAAAACAGTTCCACTTAATACACTATACAGTGCTCTGACAACACTTGAAGGAACAGGCGTATCTCAGGCAAAAGCATTTACAACTCTTCTTACACAGGTAGGTTTCAATATTAGTGAAGCCATGAAAACTATGCAGGAATCAAATAAAGAAATACAAACTCTTCATGTTTCTTTAGCTGAAGTTGAAAAAGAAATAGAAGAGAATAACGTAGAAACAGTAACACCGGATGAAGTTAGCAAGTAAATCTAAAAACAGATTAGAACTCTTAGACGTAATTCAAGAAGGAATTACGGTCGAAGATACGACTCTATCTGTTGAAAAGATTAAGCAATTAGCCTATCCTAGCCTTTTAGAAAAGGTAAGTGGATGGGTTACTGAAAAGAAAGGTTTTAGCGGAGGTCTTGCAAAAGAGAAAGCTAAAACAATGATTAAATTTGATAGTAGTAAAACAACGGGTGCAAGAAGCATGCATTTTATGGGAACTACTAACAAGCCCACTCTCACCGTAGAGAGTGCTGGAATTAAGGTTGCTATAGAATTTATTAAAGGAGATAGAGGCTCAGATTTAAGAGAAGCCATCGGACAATCGATGATATACTCAACAGCGTATGATTTTGTAATGTGTGTATTTTTAGATTCAACTGATGATAAAAGAATTAAAGGAGGATCTTCTTCAATCACAGAACATTATTTTTTAAACAACCTTTGGGATAATTTTAACGTAAAGTTTACATTAGTATAACAAACCATATATGCAAATATTCGTAACATCAAACCAACAGTTTGGGAGACCTGGGGCTATCAAGAAGTATGATAGGCCCTTTTCTTCGCTAGAAGAAATGAATGAAACATTAATAGAAAACTGGAACCTTACAGTTTCACCCGAAGATGTAGTATATGTTTTAGGTAATTTTGGATGGGATCCGACCACCGTAGAGAACTGTATTAATACATTAAATGGCCATATATATTTTATAGAAGGAGAATTTGATAAAGCGACTGTTGACGTTTCTATGCTTCCTAACGCAGATAAGAAGATGGAAGAAATAGGACAAATAGACTTTTTACCAGAAATGGACGCATGTATGTCTTATTGGCCTCTTTCAATTTGGCCTGGTAAATACTTATTAAGCGGTCATCCTTCTAAGAAAATTAAAACAAGTCCTTCTAAAAAGATAATTAACGTATCATGTGACCAATGGTCTTATAAACCAGTTAACATAAAATCACTGATAGGGTTGTTCGAGGAAAATAATTTGAAAAAAAGTGAAAATAAACAGTAAAAAGTTTTTTTATCTCAGATATTTTGCTTATATTAGTATAGTAATTAATTAAAAACCAAAAATATAACGTATGGCTACCTACAAACAACTAACTCAAAACTTTCTAGAAACAGGATCAGATCAAGACTTCGCAGCTCTTTACAACAAGATAAAGCCAGGTCTAACTTCGTACATTTACAAAATAGTTAAAGATCGTGAAATGGCAGAAGACATTGCAGTAAACACATTAACTAAGATGTGGACCAAAATAGAACAATATAACCCAAGTTACGGAATTACTACTTGGTTATATAGAATCGCATTTAACGACTCTTTAGGTTATATTAAAAAAAGAAATCAAACTACGTCTTTGAGTAAATTATCAGAATATGGTGTAGAAGTAAGTGGCACTGGATCAGTTTCAAATACTCTAAAAGATTTAGTCTTAGATCATGAAGAAAAAACTGAACAAGATTATCTAGAAGAAGATGACGCTCTTCAAGACAAATACATTAAAACTCTAGAAGCTATGCAAAATCTAAAAGAAATGTATAGAGATATTCTAGTAGACAGAATGGTAAATCATATGAAATATGACCAACTAGCAACTAAATATAAACTTCCACTGCAGACTATTAAAAATAGAATTCGTAGAGGTAAAGCTTTAATCGTTGAAGCTGTAGAAAAATAAATATGAAAGGAAGCACAACATGCAAGAAGGAAAGAAGAATGACCCAGAGTTTGTGTTCTGTTATTGGGACGAATTTAAACCTAACGTAGAAAAAGATGATAGTAGTAGTTTACAAGAAGAGCAAGACGGCAAAGAAATTATACATGACGGTATTCGAAAACGAAGCAACACCGGACAGGATAATAAATGCGAAAGCAAGAAAGCCTCTGATTCCGAATGAATATGAAATCGTAGAGTTAGGAATGGGATCAAGTTTTATTAAGTGGTATAAAGATAAGCATAAAATTAAAAAACATGAATTGGCGTAATCAAATTGACGAATGGGACGAAGAATTTTACGAAGATCGTCCTAGGAAGGGTAAATTGCCTAAAATGAAAGACGTTGAAAAATCGCTAGCAAGCAAAAAAAGAAAAGATATTGAAAATAAACAGTAAAAAGTTTTTTTATCTCAGAAATTTTGCTTATATTAGATAAGTAATTAATTAAACAAGTAATGAATCATCAAGAAACATCAATAGAAAAATTAGAATCAGCTCCTCAAAGTACAACTGAGAAAGCAATCGATACTCTATTTTCTGTACTATGTTCTTCTTCTAAAAAAAGCAAGAAGATAGTTTACGTGGATATGGATGGCGTCTTAGTAGATTTACATGCAAAACTCAGAGAATATCCTGAAGACGTTGTAAAATCTCTAGGAAACGATATTGATAAATTACCTGCTCTTTTCCTCGATCCTCCTCCAATGGAAGGTGCGATTGAAGCCTTTAACATTCTTTGTTCTTTATTCGATGTGTATATTCTATCAACTGCACCTTGGGATAATCCTGAAGCTTTAATGCACAAAAGACTATGGGTTGAAAAGCATCTAGGAAAAAATGCATATAAAAGATTAATTCTTTCTCACAACAAACATTTAAATGTTGGAGACTTTTTAATCGATGATAGAACTGCAAACGGAGCTGGTCAATTTACAGGAGAACATATTCATTTTGGAACAGAAAAATGGCCAGATTGGAAGGCTACTTTAGACTATCTTATACCTCACGCTTAAATATAAGCTTAATCCAGTTATATCTTTTTCTGGATTCTAAGTATTTATAATTCTTTTCATTGGCATACGCTTCTCTTTCAAATGAGATGTTACGGTATGCTCCGGTTCCATAGATGAACAATTTTATAAACCATTCAGTAACATATAGAATATAGAAAGGAATCACTAAAAGTTCTTCCTGCTGCTTTATATGTATAGATTCATGATTAATAATCCTCTTCGCTCTTCCTCTCCACCATTTACCAGAATCATACTTTTCTCTTAGAACGATAAAGGGCCAAAGGGTAATTCCTCCAATTGACATAAACCAGCTTACTGCGTTTAAAAATCTGTCACTATATTTAATAATCGGTGTTTTCATATAGTATATATCAGATATATAACCTAAGCCCACGTCAGAACGCTGACATTTAACTTCTTGGGCAGAAATCTATTAAACACTTTTTTTACAAATGCTGAAATACTCAATGATAGCCTTTCTGGGGCTTTTCCTAGTTACTAGCGCCTATGCGCAAACCTGTGATTTAACACTCATAAGTCAAACACCACCTGCCACAACAGAAGATGACCATTCTTTTGTAATTGAATTTGTTAATGCAGAAAATTGTGGATGTAATGAATTTACTCAATACGATGGAAATACTTGCGATGGCAATGGGTCTAGTTCCGTAAATAATAATGAAAATGTATCTCATCTTGTTTTTGGTATTCATTATGTAAATGAAATCACTGGAGAAGACTTAGGAGAAAACACAGATTGTACTTCTACAACATTTCATCCAGGTT